TTTTTATCGGGAGTTTTATATATTCAAGCTGATCCTAAACATCACTCTATTATATTTAATAATAATAAAAATTATAATATGATTGTTCCCTCTAATAGAAGAACTAAATGGGGAGATTTTAATTGCACGTCTTATCATATACCTGTAGAACAAGGTAAGTTACTTATTTTTCCTTCAAAATTAAATCATAATGTAGAACCAAATACAAAAGATGATTTAAGAGTTAGTTTATCTTTTAACACTTGGTTAAAAGGAGAAGTAGGACGAGAGGATGCATCTGATTATTTAAAATTATGAGTTTTGCAAAAGATAAATTTATTGTCATTAAACAAGTAATTAGTCCTGAGTTAACGGATTTTATTTATAAATATTTTTTAATGAAAA